AATGGGCTAAACCCATGTCGGGAATCACGGACGAATGGGCTGTAGACGCCTCGGAAATCCTTTCCGAGATCCCTAAGGCCGTGACCGTTAAAAACGTCCCAGGCGGGACGCCAGTACCCTTAAACGCCCTGATGTCGCAGCCGGCCATCATGCAGGACTTGGAAACGGGGGGCTTTATGAACCAGACCTCGTTCGACATGAAATTCCTGCGGACGGACGCCGCCGCCAACCCGGGGCTGATCGCCTTCGGGAATGTGGTGGCTTATGGGGGTCAGGAGTTCCGCATTATGACCGTGACGGACCGCACCCCCTCCGCCTGGGTCATCGTCAAAGTCCAGACCAAGGTTCAGTAATGGCCCAAGTGGTCACAGTCGCCAAGGGCGTCAAGGTGGACTACACTCAGTTCGCCAAGCACCTAGCCCTGTATGCGATGGTCATGCGTAAGTCTTCCGAGGAAATCGTGAAGCAGCAGTCGCGCCTATTCGCCAAGGATATGTGCGACTTCACGCCTCCGTTCTCAGGCTCCCAGCCATCGATCAGCAAGGGCGGAGAAGGCGGCTTCGGAAATAAGGCACGAACGAAGGGAAGGAACTCTGTCAGCCGGGATGTCCGCAAGATTTTCGCGCCATTGGCCCAAGCTCCCGCAGCAGGGGTGGCCGCTGCCGGCAATGTAGGCATTCTATCCGCATGGGTAGGTGCCAAGGCTAAACTTCCCCCTCCCCATTATCCTGACTATATCTTCAAGATGGTCGCACAGGGACGAGTCTTAGGCCAAGGCGAATTCGATTATTTCAAGCAAGTTGAGTCCAAGAAGGGAACGCCTAAGACTCGCTTTATGATGGGGACAAATGAAGCCGCCATCAAGTCCATCCACGAACGCCGGCGCGGCAAACCTTCCTATAAGGTCTACGAGACCGCAAAGACCGAAAAGGTATATGTGGACAACTGGAAGCCAGTTGAGTCCTACATCAAACGGGTCCAGCAGCGCGTCGGCAGGCTCAAGTCTGGCTGGTACTACGCTGGCCTGAAACTAGGCCGTATGCCCACCTCCGCCTGGATTATGAACCAAGGTGCCGGAACCTCAATTTACCAGCCTAGGCTCGGACGCCCAGACCCAACAATCAAGCTCGGCTCGACCGTAGGCCGCAACTACAGCCAAGGCTACCACTTCATGCGGATGGCCATGAACCACCGGGCCTTTGCCATGCGTGTGGCCATCCTCAAGCATTTGCAAGCCCCGCGCAACCACGGTAAACTCATCGACGTGGTCAACCGACTCCAAGGCTTCACCCTTACCAACACACCATGATGTCCAACCCTACCTTCTTCAGTTTCCGTACCGTCCTTGAGAACAGGGTGGCCGGCTACCTCGCACCGCTGTTTCCAGGCGTCGCCGTCCATAAGGGCGTGACCGACGACATCCGGGTCATCCCGATCATCATCGCCCACGCCGAGTCCAGCAGCAACATCGAAGACCTCGGCTCCCAGACCCTCGGAAATTACAAAGCGACCCTAAAAATCTATGTCTACTCGTCCGCCGACGACGAGACGCTGGATACCCACCGGGCTAGGGTCGTCGAGGTGATTGGGGCCATGCGCGACGTGCCGGCCCTGAAAGCCCTCTGGAACCCCGTTACCGACGGCCAACTGTACGACCTGTGGATTGAAAACGACGAGGAAGGCATGAGCCAGCGACGCTACGGCAATGTGCTGGAATTCACCGTCTGGGGCGTAATGCCCCCGTCCCCTTGACACTTGGCTAAACCCATACGACTATGGCAGCAATCGACTTCGGCGTAGCACACTTTTACGGACTTTATGGCACGGTCTCCTATGCGACCCTCCAGTCCGACTCCCTTTCCCAGACCTTCAAGCTCGACGTTGAAGTCGCCGACGAAGAAGGCCGTGTGATCACGGACCGCCTGGATGACCTCTTTCAGGAAATCACCCTTGAAGGCGTCCTGAAGACTGGCACCACCCCGGAACCCGGTTCGCGCTTCACCTATCTCGGTATCTCTTGGATTCTGAAGTCCCTTGAAGACAAGGGTACGAACAAGGATTTCCGCAAGGTCAGCATCAAGGGCGTCAAGTATCAGGAAATCGCCTAATAGGGCAGCATCCACGATGGATGCTCGCTACCTACAGGCTACGACCGTCCTGCCCCGCCAAGATAAGGTGTGCGGCAGGACGCTTCGTCCTTTCTGCCTGCGTCACCGCATCGCCCTTGAGGCCATCGAGTCGCCGTTCCTCGACCCGGAGAAGTACGAGTTTAACCCGGTGCAGGTCGTCATGGCTGCGCGGATTCTGTCGACCTACGACAAACATGAGATGGGACGTCCCCTTTCATACATCGAGAAAATGTACATCGCCCGCATGGCGATCAGCAAGAAGTACTACTCGCGCTGCATTGGTGTCATCCTAGGCTGCATCAAAGTCTCCCTGTCTTACCCCAAGTTCTGGAAGAAGGATGATAAGAATAAGGAGAATAAGAAGTACGAAGATATCCCGTTCCCGCTCTCCTGCGTATCCAACCTCTGCCGTAACGGCGTCAGCCTGGAGGAAGCATGGACGATGCCGGAGGGCGAGGCCGTCTGGATGTCCGTCGCCAGCGCAATCTACAACGGAGCTAAGATTGATATCCTTTCCTCTGAGCAGGAGAAAGATTTAGAGAATTTCGACGAACGTATTGAAGCCTACAAAAAGGCGAACAACCTACCCTAACACCGATGGCCGACCTATCAGTAACAATTGGACTAGACCAGACTGAGCTGGAGAAGGGCTTGGCTGGAGCCGGCAAATCCATCGGGAACATGGGAAAGGGAGGTATGCAGAATCCTTTTGCCGCCACCGCCAAGGAGTTCAGCACCATGCAAGGAATCGGAACAATGATTGCCGGACCTATCGGCGGATTGGTCGGTGCGTTCTTCGACGCCTTCGGTGGAATGCTTTCTGCCGCGCTTTCTAAGATCAAGGAAATCGTAGACTACGCAAAGCAGATTCGCCTGGCCTCAATTTCCACCGGCCTTTCCATCGATCAGATTCGTCAGGTCGAGGCCGTCGGTCAGGCGTTCGGAGTCAGTCTACAAACAATGGTAAAGTCTGCGGTCGAGTTCACGCGCCGCATGGGCGAGGCTCGCATAAAGGGCGGCGAGCTGACCAACATCCTCGCCAAGATGGGCGTCGGAATGGACGAGGTCGCTGATGGTACTTTTAATCATCAAAAAGCAATGAAGATGCTGGCCGACTCTTACGCCGCTGGAACGGACGAAGCCACGCTGCTTTACTACGGCACGAAGATGTTCGGAGACTCCTTCAAGGAACTTCTTCCGATCATCAAGGCTGGCTCAAAGGCCATCGATGAGGCTGCTCGTAGTTATTATAACGCCGGGAAAGAAGAAACATCCGCTGCCGCCAGACTCGGAGACTTTTTGGTAAATATTGGACGGTCCTTCAAGAATATGCTAATTGATTTGGTCGGAGGATTCCATGCAATCATGGAAGACTTGGCACAAATGTTAAAAGAAATCATGGACCCGGGTTTCTGGAATCCTTTTGAAAATTTTAAAGATAAGATTGCCCGTCAAATCAGGAACTCTCCTGAATACATGACTAACGAGGAACTCAAGGAGCGAGTCTTGAAGTTCTACCCCAAGAATCTGCGCGATGCGGCGGCGGCGGAAATCGACGAACAACTAAAGGGTAAGGGCAAGGTTCTCTCCCCCTTCGGTATGGCCGAAGCCGGCGCGGCGTCCCAGATGCAGCAGATGGGCGGAGGCGACATCTTCGGAGCCTTGGCCTTCACCCCCCTTGAGCGAATCGCAACTGCGACCGAAGAGACCGCCCAGAATACCAAGCCTGGAGCGGAATCTAGTCCGCGCACCCCTGACGTACTTCTACGATAATGCCTTCCCTAACAGTAAAGCCTTTCGGCAATAACCTCGTAAGTCCAATCCCACAGCCGGGTTGGCAAATCGAGGCCGATGGATTCGGTCTGCTCCAAGCTCAGGTCAAGTTCAAGTGGGATGCCGCCCAGGCGAACAACTTCACGACTACCTTCGCCAAGGGTACTACTTTTCAAAGCCTTGTTCCGGGGGCACCTTCCAAATTCTCCAACCTGAAAGTATGGAAGTCGAACATGGTATACGATAAGGCCAATGTCCTTACCGTGACCGCCGACTTCTGCGGCATCGATCCTGACATCAGCGGAGGCACCAAGACGATTACTCAGGTCATCATGTCTGGTTCTACGGCTTCCGAGCCTATCGAGCATCATCCTAACTTCCTTAAAGTCTTCTGCCCTACTGGTTCACCAGTTCTTAGCAAAGTACTTGCAGGATTTCCTTCCGCATCTGGATGGGATCCAAATCCTGTCACCAATCCGAACCGCGCCCTTTGGCGTCCGGCTGTTGCCGCAGGTGGTGCCACCCAGGCGTTCCAGTTCGTCGGTTTCTTGCCCAATCAAAAAGAGGCGGAACTGGCCCAAGGAGGAATCAACATCAAGGCCGGCATCAAGAACTACTACAAGCCGTCGAACACCCTGCGCTGTTTGTTTTATGTGAGCGATGAGACGGTTGCAGTAACATATGCCTCCTATGTTGGTTGGAATACGAATGGAGGATTGTATAGTCTCCCTTCTGCCTACATTGGACTTGCCACGGGCCAGTACGGCGGCTCTTTCATCTACACGGCTGAATTCCTCGCTAAGATTAACCGTGGATTCCTAGTCACGGCTTGCTCCGTCGAGCAGTTCGGCGGCATCTGGAAGGTGACTGCTGACCTGATGCTTTCTGGTATCTCCGGCTGGGACAAGGACGTCTATCCTGCAATCGGAAACCAGTAATGCGTTCCATCTCTGGATTTAACAGCGGATCGCTCGACGGCTCATTCGCTGCCGGACAGCCCATCTCGGCCAACGCGCTGAACCAGCTCGCCGGATCGGCTGACAAGTCCAGGCCGATGATGTCTAATGACATCCAGTTCATGTCAGGCATGGGTGGTGTGTCTTTTGGATTAGGCCAAGAGACGGTCGACGCACCGACTGTATTCCCTTGGCAGTTGAAGGACAACGGAGACGATACCTTTTCGGTATACCCGTCGACCATCAATAGCATCATCCCTTGCATCGGTAATATCGGTTCGCAGAACCTTCTGACGTCCCGGTCGGACCCGACCCCCCGCGCCGCCTACGTCTGGAACTCTGAAGGCGAATGCTACATCTACCTCAAGGCCGGCCCGCAGATGGATGGGCAGCTCGCCATCTGGCCCTCCTCTGATTTCACTACCACACAATACCCCACCATCAAGGGGTATAATGCGAAGCAGAATGACAGCGATAGTTTCGGACATATCCTGATTGCAATGGCCCAGAAGGACAAGAACGCACCCACGACGCCTCCGCCTGCCGTCTCATTCATCCAGTTCATTTCAAACCCGGTCTGGTCTGAAAGACATAAATTCTCCCAACCGAACTCTGCGTTTTATTACTTCTACCGAGTATGATTTTTGTCAATGGTAGTCCTGTATATATGCGCGGGAGGTTTTACGGCCTTCAGTCGATTCCTTCCGTACCTGACGAGCCGCCGAAAAACCGTCCCATCATCATTTACGGAGAGTTTACCTCCGGCCCGTTCACATCTAAGTCTACGGAACAGTTCACGATCAGCGAAAACCTGACGCGCAATATCACGCTTAACCCGATTACTTTCGGTAACAACCTTGAGGTCGGCTGGATTGTCTATATCTACGGTGGGAATCAGACGGCGACTTCCAATACGGTGATCGAGCTGAAGATTCAGGAAGCACTCAATATCAACATCCAGACTGGCCGGACATTCAGGGCCGACCAAACAATCAGCCTAGTGCTTCGGTCAGACTCCCAAAAGAATATGCAAGGGGTCGTAAGGACTTACAACAATCAGACTGGCGTAATGGTGCTGGACGTGACTTCGTTCAACGGGACTGGTTCCTACCCGATTGGTCCGATTGACCTGTGGGATATCACCGTCACGGGCAACGAAGCGATCAGCACCGACTATATGCTCGCAAGGGTGAACTCGGTGGACCTGACGACGGACCCGCTGCATCCTATCATCAATGTCACGGCCTACCAGGCGGGCGGTTCCGGCACCTATAACGATTGGACCATCTTCCCCCAATGGAACAGGGCTTTCAACTATGTCAGAAACGAGAACCTCTCCGCCTACGAGGCTTCAACGGGTCCGTCTACTGACGGTCTATTTGGAGGAATCTACGGCGCGATCTTTGAGGCTTTTCAAGGTCAAAGCACCAGCCAGTTTGTCGATACTTCAAACCCTCCATATATCATCTCTAATTACACCGAGAAGTCCGTAAAGGGAGCTGCTTCCGTAATGGAGGACGAATACGCAACCAACCGACCTTATCTAAAAAGAAAGGTAAGAAGCAGTTGGGCAATGGAGACGAATACCGAAACCACGACGATTACCTATGACAGCCAAGGTGAGCCGACTTATGTGACGGTCACGGAAAACTCCAGTTCCCCATTGGAGGTAGATTATACGTTCAGCGACGCTGACTTTAACCCATCCGATACGGCCAACTACACGCCGGGTGCTGGTGCCTTTTACGTCAACGGCGAACTGGTGGGATTCCCCACCCCAAGCACTTATTCAAGGAACAATCTTGGAGAAGGTTCTCTGAACTATATTTCCCGTGACTTTTTCCAGCAGAACGAACAGTACTACCCAGACGGCCCGGAACAACCTCCGTCGTACCGACCTATCCTGATCAAGGTCATCACCAAGGGCATTGCTGGCGGGTCTAACCCGGCAAAACCCGTCTCAGATTGGTTCTTCTGGCTGGATTGACATACGGCTAAACCCAAACGGCGAACCTATGTCCTGCACCACCCATGAGTTTAAGCAGGGCCAAACCTTTTCAGGAGTGGCCAACTACACCCCCGAAGCGGGGTGGCCTGCCAACCTGACCGGCGTCACCATCCACTCCGCGCTGCTGGATGCCCGCAATAAGAAGCATTATTTCACGGTCACCCTGAACAGCCCGACCCAGTTCACCATGTCCTACGAGAATACGCAGGACTGGAACCATGGGACGGCCTACTGGGACATCCAGTTCATTCAAGGCGACGTGACCTTCTACTCCGAGACGATCCGTATCGCCATCCTACCCAACGTCACCCCTAACCCGGTTCCCGCCGGGGCTACCAACTAATGGCCCTTACCATCAGCATCAACCAGGCGGCTTCCTTCACGGTCGACATCAATGTCCCCGGCCCGCAAGGCCCGGTCGGACCCGCCGGCCCCGCTGGACCCCAAGGCTTGATTGGCCCTCAGGGCATCCAAGGCGAGCAGGGCAACCACGGCATTCAGGGCGTCCAAGGCATCCAAGGTATCCAAGGGGTCAAGGGTGATAAGGGCGACGAAGGGCAAGCTGGGATTCAGGGTCCGATTGGAGCCACCGGCCCGCAGGGTCCGCAAGGCGTCGCCGGCGAGAACGGCGCGACCGGCCCGCAAGGCCCGCAAGGCGAGACTGGTCCTATCGGCCCGACCGGCCCGCAGGGCATCCAAGGTATCCAAGGTATCAACGGCGACAAGTACGCTACGACCTCGACAACGAGCCTTCTAATCGGCAACGGGATTAAGACTCTGACTGTCGCCACGGGACTGGCCTACTCCACGCAGCAGAGCATCATCGTCGCTTACGACAACTCCAACCATATGCACGGCGACGTGACGAGTTATGACTCGGTCACCGGCGTGATGGTAGTCGATATCAAGAATCACACGGGCGCGGGAACGTACGCAGCCTGGTCGGTAAATCTTGAAGGCGCGGCGGGCATCCAAGGGCCGCAGGGTATCCAAGGTGTGGCAGGCGAGACTGGCCCCGCCGGCCCGACTGGCCCGCAGGGTCCGACGGGTGCTACTGGAGCCACGGGGGCGACTGGCCCTCAGGGAGATGCGGGGGCGACTGGCCCTCAAGGTCCGCAAGGCGATCAAGGTCCGCAAGGCATTCAAGGCATCGAAGGCCCGCAGGGCATTCAGGGCGAGCAAGGCGTCCCCGGACCTGAGGGTGATGCGGGAGCGCAGGGCGTCGCAGGCGTCGGCGTCCCAGTCGGCGGTACGGCGGGTCAGGTGCTGTCGAAGATTAACGGAACGGACTACAATACCGAATGGGCCACGCCGTCGGCGAGCTGGTCTGGCGGTGCGATCACCAGCCCGATCACCTACGCTTCGGGAGACAATACTTCGACCTTTGCTTCGACTCTAATCGACGTAACCAAGACGGCCGCATCGGCTGGACTTCCGTTCAGGACCACCAACATCGACGGAGATCGGCTGATCGTTTCCTATCAGTATGACGACTATGGGGTGACCCGTACCGATGCGGCCTTGTATAACTACAAGGGGTTTAGCTCATCCCGGTCAAGTAGCTCGGACGGTTACACATTTGATGTCGGCTATACCACGCCCGGAAGCATTACCTATACCTCGACCAATATGGGTAGCCCATCGGGGGCCATGTATATCACTCCCGGATACATCACCTTTTCTTCCCCTTCTTACCCTTCAAGCCCAGCGACCTTTGGCCTTGGCGGATTGACCTTCAGCGACGGCACGACCCAGACCACCGCCGCAGGTGGGACAGCTTCTCCTTATTACAACGCCGTCTGGTACAACGGGAATTGGTATTCTGCCAATGTTTCCACCGTCTACGACGTGGGCTACAATTACATCAATGTCCTCTCCTTCTAAGATCTCAATCCCGGTCGAGGCCGGCAAAGTCGGCGTCTTCTATGATGCGGCAAGCAAGGTCATCAGCCACTACGCCAAATTCCCCACCAAGGGAAACATCATCACGGGGATGCCCGTTATCGTAGCCGATAATGACGAAGCCCTCAAGGTCGCCATCGCCGAAGCCAAACTCATCGAACGCAAATGATCACCGCCATCGTCTCCTTTATCCTCGGCCTGGTCACGGGTCTCCTCGTCTCGCGCAAGCATCGTGCGAAGCTGGAGTCCGCCGAGTCCAAAGGCCGCTCGCTCCTCGACGCCCTCAAGGGCAAGTAAGACGTGCGAGTGCTTCTGGTCATCGCCTTAGTGGCTCTGGCTGGTTGCACCCGCAAGCCAATCGACGAGCCGCTGCCTAAGCAGCCGGACGCCCCGACCAAGGAGTCGTCCGTCGCCACGCTCGGCAAAGACCTCGACAAGGCCGATCACAGGGTCGCCTCGGCACTAGTGGCCATCGAGAAGAACGCCGACAAGCCCAAGGTCGTCGTCGCCGAGTCCAGACTAGCCCAGTCATACCTCCCCCCGCCCCCCGATGCGGATGTGGCCTTCGCCGTCGCCCGCGCCGCCAAGCAAGACCCCATCGACTACGCCAAGCAGATGGAGTTCGGACGCAAGCTCGCCACCGCAGTCAACAAGGCGTGGGAGCGTCTGGAGGCCGACCAGGCGGAAGCCAAGCGGGTCTCCGACCTGAAGGATACCCGCATCAAGGAACTCGTCGCCGAGATTGACCGGGTCAAGAAGGACCATGCCGAGCAGACGTGGACTTGGGTCGGTGCCGGCCTCGCCGTGATTGGTGCGTTGACCACCGCCTTCCTCGGTCCGAAAATCGGACTGCCCCTCCTCCTCTGCGGGGCCTTCTGCGGCGCGGTGCCGTTCATTATCGAAAGCCCGTATTTCGAGTACATCGCCGGCGGCACCCTCCTCATCTCCTCCGGCCTCGGTCTCTGGTGGCTCGCCGACAAGGTGCGTGACTCCATCAACAAACCTTCCTCCCATGACGAAACGACGCCAAAAGAGTAAGGTGGTCTATGTGAAGTTAGGCCGGCAGAAGGCATGGGGTCAGGCGACCATCGGCGAAGGTCTCATCGAGATTGACCCCCGCCTCGGTGCCAAGCGTCGCCTGGAGGTACTATGCCATGAGCAGGTCCATCTGACCTTCCCGGAAATGTCCGAAGCCCAAGTCGACCGCGCCGGCAAAGACCTCGCCGCCGTCCTCTGGGATCAGAGCTACCGCCAAGTCCTGCTCACCCCCAACGCCAAGCCGCCCAAGATTTCGTGAGTGCCGCCCCCATCAACCCCGACGACATCCCTAGGGAAGTCAAAGACGGCGTCATAGCGGGCGTCCTAGGTGGCCTAGCGATGGTAGCCCGCCTTCTCCTCAGTACCGAGCCGGTCTCGCTGGGCTGGGTGATCCGCCGTGTCCTTGCCGCTGCAATCACCGCAGCCTTGGTCGGTTATTGCATCCAAGACCATATTCAAAACGCCGGCCTAAAAATGGGCGTCGTCGGTGCCAGCGGCTATGCCGCGCCAGAATGTCTGGATTACCTGATGAGGTATATCAAAGCCAAGGGCGACGCCGAGGTAGGCGTCCCGAAAAAAGATGCCAAAAAAAGACCTGTCTCCAAGCGACGCAAGTGAGAGCAACCTGCTCTTCGCCGTCATCGGCCTGGTCATCGCATCTGGCCTAGCCGCCGCCATGTCGGCTTGGATCGCAGGCTTCGTCCTAGACCAGCTCCAGAATACGGACGCCCTCGTCATGCTGGTGACCGACGGGGGGCTAAAGTCGGACTCCAAGGATTTGGAACGAAATATGTCCACCGCCACCCTAGCCCTACAGACCTGCCGAGATTTAGGCTGGGCCTTGGGCGTAGGCTGTTTGGGGGTCGGGGTGGCAGCAGTACTCAGACTGAGGAAGAAAAGCCCGCCACGGGCTTCCTAGGGGGTCAGGACGCCTCGTACTTGGTGCCTTGGTAGTACAGGGCCGCGCCGACCTTCCGAGGCTCCATGATGCCGTTGGTCACCATGGCCTTGATGAGGGACTCCGCCTGGTCTCGGTTCAACTTGTGGTCGGAGATTAGTTCCTCAATCAAAGCCCCCCGGCTAAGGCGGGGCTTGGACTCAAAGTGCCGATACTGCTGCCCGACCTTGAGCAGCTCGAAACCGCCGGCCAAGGGGGCGACCTCCCAGAAGACCCGGTCATCGGCGTGTTTCAGTTTCAGGACAAGGGTAGGCTTGCCGTCGGGCGTCCGCATCCCGGCTTCCTTGCCGCGCTTCGATAGGTTGAATGAGAACACCGGCAAGTCCTTCGACTCACGACGGATGTTCAGGACGGCACGGACATAGTTCACAAGTTCCGCCCCGCCCGTACCGCTGTACATCATGTCCGAGAAGGTCTGGCCATCCGTTACCTCCTTGGCCTTCGGCTTGCCTTCATGGTGGATCAGGATGGCGATGCACCCCGTCTCCTTGAGCATCGGCTCCAGCAGGCCACGGCAGAAGTTCGTCACATCGACGTTGTCGTTGATGTTGCCGCCGATGTAGGCCATCAGCGGGTCGAGGATTATGACGTCCAGTTTATGCCGGACGATGATCTTACGGGCGAGCTGGATGATATCCGAACCGCGCTTCGACGACTCGTTAAAGAAATGCAGGTGCTGCCTGACCATCGCCTTCTCGTCGTTGTTCAACCTCATGCCCGACATCACCCCTTGGAAGGACTGGGCCATGTCGCCGACGTCGCCCTCCGCCTGGAGGACGCCCATCTTCAGCGGGTGCTTCGCTGGGATGCCGAACAACTCCCGTCCGCAAGCCCATGACATGGCCATCTGCATGGCGAAGGAAGACTTGCCGATGCCGGACTGCGCGGTGATCAGCAGCGAGCCGCCCTTCTGCAACCAGCGTCCGTGGCCGATGACCGTGTTAGGGTCGTTCAGGACATCGTAATTCTCAAGGATGTCCGTCGTAACCTCCTCGGGGAAGTCCTGACCCTCCCGCCACGCCATGAACTCGTCCCAGTCCAGCGAACCAATCTTGAAGGCCACAATCTTCTGCTCGTTCTCGCCGCGCATGATACCCCCCAGCCGGCTCCAGCGGGAAGGGTTCTTGTTCTGCGGGTCTGGTTCGTGGTCCGAAAGGTAGTCATACACCGTATTACGGCGTTCCTCCCATTGCTCCTTGGTCTGGGCGTCGACCCTCACCCAGGCGTGGACGGACTTGCCGCCCGAGTCGACGAGCAGGCTGATGGGCAGGTTTGACTGCTGGAAGATGGCAATCTGCTCGTCCTTGGCCTTCTTGTCGAACTCGACCAAGACGTGGCGGTAGGCCGACACCGAGCCGTCCGTACCCGTGAAGTCGTCCTTCGTAAAGGGGTTGATACGAATCCAAGCCCCCGACTCCGTGCCGGCGAACTTCGCAGCCCCCACGGCTCCGGGGCCGAAGAACTTGGTGATCCATTCGGCACGGGTCAGAAAGATGCCCTTCGACGCCGGAAACCACTTGCCGTCTTCGGTCTGGCCGGCCTCGTTCGTGATGCAGATGATATCCTCGTCCTTGAAGCAGTTGAGCAGGACGTCGGCGGTCGAGAACGGCGTCTGCACATCGACCAGTTCGGCCACCCGGTTCGGGTCGAAGACGAAGCGACCGTTCGCGCCGACCCGGCGTTCGTTGTCCTTGCCCTTCGACAACCAGCCCTTCTGGCGTTCGTGCGGCTTGACGTAGGCGTCGTTCAACTTGTGCCGCAGGTCTTTCTCCGACCACGGCGGCGAGCAACGGGCGTTGAATTCCTGAAGCAGCGACCAGGCGTCCGACCACGGCAGGTCGAAGCCATTGGCCAGAATGCTGGCGGCGCGGTAGGTGGCGGGGTGTCCGCCTTGGCCGGCGACGGCGGCAGGCAGTTTGGCGAGATAGGCTCTCGCCCCGGAAATGCGATCTTCGGTGGTCATGGTGGCTTTAAATGTTAAAATATGTCTGGTCGGTGTGACCTTCAGTTGCGTCGTATCTCTTAGACTCACCTTTGGGATAAATCTCAATAGGATACTTTAAGGCAGAAATAATTAATTTCTTCTGGGTCTTGCTTGCTACGATATAAATGTAGCGGTGTTTTCTGGGACGGTCTTCCAGATAAAAATCGTCGCCGAATTTTTCGCGCATGAAGTCAGCCCGGTTCTCATGCCCCTTGCTCATGTCGGCAATCGTCTGGCCATGAAGATGCTCCATGCCCTTTACCTTCCAGTCTGTCCTTTTTGCGGAAAGACCAGTATAGAGGAAGTTAGTAGCCTGATACACATATCCCACATGGCCTTGGTTTGTGTCTGCATATGACACGACGATGCTTGGCTTTGGTAACTTTGATAGAGAATTTCCTACGATCATGGAAGCCAAGTTCTTGCGGCTTTCGCAGCAAAGCCTGTTAAGCTCAAGAACATGACCAGCCCATTCTAGGCCACAGACCCCCTCTCTTAAAGGAGAAGATGAAGGGCAACCGTAAGTAACCACACCAATCATATTCTCTCCTTCAAAAGCCGCAAAGGCATGGGAGATAGGGCAAAGCCTTTTGGCGTAATGCTTATTCAGTAACCAAGGATGAACGTCGGCAGGGTCTACCCTTTTGACGGAAATACGATCGTCGGTGGTCATCGACGCAGCGAGGCGTAGGAGATTTTGAAACCGTTCACGGCAAGGCCGACGATGTTGTAGTCGACCCATTCCTGGGCGGTCTCTCCGTCCCAATCATGCAGTTCCATGCAGACGTCGATGAGCTTAAAATAATTGTAGGTGATGAAGCCCTTGTCGTCCGTCTTAACGATGGCCTTCTCGAAAGCCGAGTGCGGCTCCAGTTGGATTGGTTGTTTCATAGGTGGCAAAATCTTTATCCCCCCGCCACCCTACGGCGTCAACCGTAAAAGTATTTCATCTGGATACGCTTACCGTCGAAGAAGCGAAGCCTGATTTGCTTCATCTCACCGGCCTTGACCAAGTCCAATGCCCATACCCGTGCCGTCGTGCGGTGAACCTTCCAGTCCTTGGTCAACTGATCCAAGTCCTTGAAGCCTTTAGGAATCTCTTCGGCCCCCTTGGACTTTATTTTCCAAAGTTTTTTCAGGACATCATCGGTCTTCATACGGGTAAAATCCACTCGTCTTGGCCGTGCGGCTGCTCATGCACCCACGGGATGAGTTTCTCGTCGGTATAGTAGCCGAAGACCATGCCCTGCGACCAGGCGAACGTGGCCCTGCGCGTATTGGCATAATCCATAGCCCCCCTACGGGTCAGGGTGCCGACGCTGATGCCCGTCGGAGTATCGTCCCGTCGCCCGGTCATGCGACCGACCTTGTGCGTATGGGCGAAGATTACATTGCCGTACATCTCAGCCATATCACGGGGGGCGTTCTCGCCGTAGACGGTTCCGTGGGTGAACTTGTAGTTGGCCAACTGGAACGCCTGCCAGATACCCGTGTACTCGATGAACAGGGCTTTACGCTTACGGCAATGCTCGGTGATGTCGTTGATCAGGCGGAGGGCGTAGCCGGAATAGATTTCGTCGTCCGAGGCGGCTTCGCGCCACAGGCGTACCTCATGGTTGCCGGCCAGAACGACGTTCGGGCGGAGCTGGTCTAGAAATTTAAGCCCCCCCCCGATATCGGGTTCGACGGCGTCGCCCTTACCCCGCGCCGACGACATGAAGGGGGTCATATCCACGAAGTCGCCTAGGTGGACGGTCATATGGGGTTTCCACCGTTCCTTGAACTTGAGGACGCCCGAGATGGCCTTCGGATCGGCGTACATCCCGTGGGAGCAGCCGACCGCCATGAACCGCTTCCAGCCTTTATTGATGTTCATTGTTATTATTAGGCAGGTGTTTAGGGGGGCGACCGATGCCGGACCAGATGAAGGAGACCTTCATGCGGGCGGCGGCTTCCTGCACGGCACGGAGGCTATACTCGTAGGAGTAGGCGGTTTCCTTGGCCGTCAGGCCATGCTTGATGCCCTCTAGGACGGCCAGCCTTGCCGGCGGACGCCCGTAGCAATTGATTTTCTGGCGGCTCATTAGTTTTGTGAAATTGGAGCGGAACCGAGGACTTTCACCTCGCTCTCACCGATGGAATCGGTGCGTGTCTTTTTCGACACTTGTTCCGCAAATAGGTCGTTGGACTGGGAAATGTTGTTCACAATAAAAGAAGACCTCAAGGACTTTCTTTTGATTTCATACATCCAGATTTTCTTTGGCAGGCCGGTCTTCACCAAAGCTTCCCCGGCCTTTACCGCCTCACGAAGCCTGTAAGAGTAGTCTCTTTCAATTGAAAGGCTGCGCGGATGGTAAGTGCGGCCCTCCCATTCTACATATTTAGATGGGGTTGTAGTGCCGATTTCCTTGAAGTTAGAGGCTTTATATATCGTACCCTTATGTCCGACGGTCATGTCGCTGTATGAAAGTACGCTCTGGTAATCCGTATTGCAGGAAATCCATTTGATAATCTTACCAAGGAACCATGACTCGCTGTTAAAAGGTGCGTCGTCTAGGCAGGCCATCCTTCTGATGTCTATGCAACTTTTGTATTTTTTCTCATGTCTTGGCTTACCAAGCACACTTCCTCCGGCGATTTTTCCGTCAATAAACATAGCGAAGCAAATGCTGATACCCCCCCCCATGTTACCTTTTTTGTAATGAAACTCCTCAAAAATATGGCGAATGTGCTTAAATTCGCATGAATAGATTTTGCATCTATTTTTATCCAACTTGTTTTCTGGCAGTTGAAGGCTCATCGGTTGAGCAGATTGACCGCCTGGTGATCGCCATTGTGCAGTTCCCAGAACTCGACGTTAGAGCGGCGGAGGGTAGGCAGCACGGTGCGTTTCCACTTGGCCAGCTCGGTGGCGAACTCGTCCCGGCTGTAGGCCACGAACTCGGGATGCTCGACCTTGCCCCCGTCGAGGATGACGAGCAGGGCGTGGCAGCGGCGGGGCATCTTATGGGTGTACTCGGTCAGGTTAATGGGGGCTTTTCTCATGTTCGATGTTTGGAGGGTTTAAGGTTAAGTTTAAGGTGTCGAGCGGCTTCGTAAAGGCTGGCGCGGCGGTAGCCGTACTTGGCCTGGACGTCGGCGTAGGTCAGGCCGGCTGCGTGGGCTTCGATGACCGCTTGCTTGATTTTGCCGTAGTTGTCTCTTCTTGAGGTTGCCATTTGTTCCAAGGTTTGGCCATCAGTTCGTTCCAGCGATCACGGTCGGCCTTGTTCACCCGTGCTGCCAGTCGTTTCTCATGGGGGGTAAGTTGCTTCAAGCCTGGTAGCATAATCTCAGGTCGACGCTTCCGCTTAGTCATGGGGCTTTGCGTCGGGAGTAGATGCCCCACGGGTGATTAAGTCTGTCAGCCGCTCGACCTCGGCCTTGAGGCGGGCGACCTCTTTCTCCAAGTCTATGTTTGGAATAATCGTGCGCGTGGAAAACGAACGCAACCGTGCGTTCTCGTCTTTCACTCGGGTGCATTCGGCGTCCAGCTCGTCGCAGATTTCCTTATAGCGGACTAGGTCGGACTGAGCCTTGACCATCGCCGCCCACTTATCGGGGTCAACTGGGATATACTTGCTCATCAGTTGTCGTAGCAGGCACGACGAATCGTGCGTTCGTGATGCTTCCAGCCGTAGCCCGGAACGTAAGCGCGGACTCGACCGATGACGTCCTTGCCGACCAAGGTGATCTGGACGCTCATATCGTCGTCGTGGCAACTCAACCCCGTGCAGTCAGGCGGCAGGTTTTCCATCATGTTCACGATGGCGTTGTCAGCCCAGACCTCAAAGCCCATGCGGTCGATTTGATCTCTGTCAGGTTTCATCGGTAGATGTGGTACACTTCGGACGCTACGGCGCGGACGCCGGCGGGGTCAACCGCCAATCGAGTATGCAGTATCTGCATGGACGCCATCATGTCCGCCAAGCTGCCCGCCTCCTCGTCGTTCGCCGGCCCGTAGCCAGGCCGCTGCATCTCGACCGTGACAATCTGGGCGTCCAGATGCTTGGCCAAAAACAGGTACTCGTTAAGGTAACGCCAGTCCGAGACCAAGGCCACGGGGCGGACATCGAGCGGCGCGTAGTCTAAGAACATATGGATTTGAGCGTTCAGGTGCCGAGCGAAGATGTCTTTATCCACCCCCCGGAGGGTACGGCCTAATTCGACCAGCAGCCCCCTATGGCGAACCTTGAAGTCTTCGGCGTGGAAGTCCCGCTCCCCAGCCTTGAAGACTCCCATAGCCCGAAGCACGTCGTTCGCCCGGTCCTTCAGGACGTCGGCGAACTTGAAGACCTCGGCCCGGGAGCCGTTGCCGTTGAAATGTTCCATCAGACAAGCGGCGAAGGTGTCCTTCCCCGCGCGAGCGACGCCGGTGATCATAAAGACCAGCGGCTTGTTGTTTTTAGGCATCATAGTTATCGAAGATTCGACCGTAAATTTTTTGGAGGGGGGACTGGCGGCTCCCGCCCTTTTGCATCCGCCAATCGGAGGAGATGGCCTTCGACGCCGAGTCCTTGCTCAGACGCTCGGCACCGCGCACCCCGAACTGTTGGAGTTTGCGGACCTGCTTGATGGTGGCCAGATTAAGGGCTTCCCGTGCCTTCAGGCGGGCAATCATCCACTCGGCTTGGTCAGACGTCATGCCACGGGCGTAAACGCCGTAGCGGGCCAGCTCGGTGGACTGGTAATGGAACATGGATGAGTCAGACGTCGACGCCGGCAGGACGAAGCCGAAGACGGCACAGGCGACGGACAGGTCGACCAGCCCCAGTTCCTTGGCTTCCTTGGTGGCCGACCGCTGCTCTTCAGCGGCGATACGGCGGAGCATGGCTTCCTCCGCCTGGCGGTCGCAACCCTGCGCGGCGTCGAGCGGGTCATGCGACCCCTGAATCTGGGCGGACTTGGCCTGCGGGTGAACCGTGAAGGCGTCCGCCGGCGTGAAGGAATTCTCACCGCTGATCCACATCGGGTCGAGGATGAGGCAATCGGTCTTGCCCGGAGCCGTGCGGAGTCCACGCCCGATCATCTGACACCAGAGGGCACGGGACTGGGTAGGACGCAGCAGGATGACGCAATCGGTCTCGGGGGCGTCGAAGCCCTCGGTGAACAGGTTCACATTGCAAAGGACACGCAGGTCGCCGCTCTTGAAGGCTTCGACGGTGCCGGCACGGAACTTGCCCGTGCTGCCGTCGGCGTGGCCGGCTTCGATGCCGCGCTGGCGGAGGTGGGCGACCAGGCGGAGCGAAGAGTCGACGTCCGGCAGGAAGGCAATGGCCTTCTTGCGGTCCCAGCGGTTCAGCTCGGCGACGATGCTGTCGGCGACCGCTTCCAAGGCGTCCTCGTAACCGCGCAAGCGGATCAGGCTCATCTCGACGGGCATCTTCTGGGCCATCGGGCGGACGAGGTGACCCTGCTCGATAAGGGTGCGGATGGCAATCTCGTAGGCGGTCTCAAAGCCAACCGTCTCCAGACGCTGGCGGTCGAGGCGATCAGGCGTGGCGGTCACGGCGACCTTCGGCCCGGTGAACGCTGCATTGAACTTAGCCCAAGACGAGGCGACGGCATGGTGGGCTTCGTCGAAGACGACCAGCGCGGTGGCCTTATCTTCGGCGGAGATATGGTCGAAGTCGGCGGAGAAGACGGACAGGGCTTCGCCGACGACGCCGGCACGGGTCATCGTCGCAGCCGCCTGGTCAATCAGTTCCTTGCGGTGGGCCACGAAGAAACACTTGCGGTTCGTGCCGACCTGCCAGCGGTGCATGATGCTGGAGGCGATGACGGTCTTGCCGGCACCCGTCGGAGCGATCACCAGAGGGTTGATGCCCTTGGCGAGGTGCGACAGCGCGGCGGTGACGGCGGCTTCCTGATAGTCTCGGAGTTTCAGTTCCATGTTAGGCGGCGACAAGGTTGCGGTACTTGTTGGCGTCGAGGATCGTATACTGCGGACGCTTGCCGCCACGAACAAGGACGATATGCTCGCAGGTCGGGTCGAGCTGGACGCAGCCGCGCAGTTCGGAAGCGGAGATACGCTTGTCGAACCAGTAGCGGGTAGGCTCGCCGCCGTGGCAGTTGGTGACCTGACCGGCGTCGTAGGGCCATTTGCAAGTCCAGATGGAGTAAGCCCATTCGTTGGCGAACTCCGGCTTGAGCAGGCTGATGTTGATGCACTCCTTGTATTCGGCGAGGGCGAGGGCGAGTTCCTGTTTTTTGGTGAGTTTCATGGGTGTTATGCGGGTGGCGTCCTTTGTTGTGTGCATCGGCGTCGGCAACACAAGCACAAAAAAGGAGGAACTTTCGTTCCCCCTTCGGTATCGCCTTTACCCCCCTTTAGAAGGGGTTCTGGGCGGGGCCACCGGGCAGGCGGGTGAAGAAGGACGCCTGGTAGGCCACCCCCTCCGTCCCGTCCTTCTTGGTGTACTTACGCTCGGTCACGCGCACCTTCAGGCTGCGACCCTTGGCACGGGCCAGAATCTTCTCAAGGAAGGTCTCGTCGACCTCCAGCTCGCCGCCGGCGACGTACTCCTTAACCTCGTCGTCCGTGGCCGAGGCAGCAAGGAACTGCTCCAGGCGTTCGTGACCGCCGCTCTTATCCGGCTTGGCGAAGAGATCGCCGAAGACGGTCTCGCCCTCGCTGGTGACGAAGGTGATGCGGGCGTACAGGTCGGCGCGGGGCGGGAGGTAGTCCTGCTTCGCACCCTGCACAGTTGCCGTGTAGGTGCCGGCCTTGGTCACATACTTGCGATCCTCGGCGGCGTTGGGGTTGAACTTGAATGCCATGTTATGGTGTTGGGTTATGGGTTGTGGTTGGGGGAGAGTTACTGAACCCACTTGGGGAGCGAGAGCGTCTGGACTTCCTGCGGGTAGCCCGGGAACTGCTTGAACGTATTGCAGGAACGGAACAGGTCGATGGCCGAGTTCATCATGGCGAGACCCTTCTGGTGTGCGGCCTCGTCGAGCGTATAGCAGGCCCAGCAATTCGGGGCGTCCTTTTCCACGGCGAGGAAGACGAACTGGTCGGCATGGGCCAGCGTCATATACCATGCGGATTGCAAGAAGTACATATAGTTGGCGATATCACGACCGAACGAATTCGCGCCGGCGTCCATTGTGGTTTTGACGTCTACGACGATACGCTTGCCCTCCTTGGTCGTAATGATGGCGTCAAGCCTGCCTTTGATGTCGATGCCATTGATGCGTCCGACCATCGGAACTTCGGTGATCATGTACTCGCCGTCGAAGTCCTTCATCAACTTATCGAGGCCGGCACGGGCAGCGATGGACACGTTGGTGACCAGCTCCCCGTCCTTCTGGCTAATAGCCTCTTGACCAGGCTTGAGCGTGGACTGGAACGCAGCCCAGATTTCTTTTCCCTCTTTGGTGCGTTTGTCACAGTCCGGGGCGACGACGACGGTCGAGTCGAAGACCTTCGGCTGGAGCGAAGCGAGGTGGATGAGAGTGCCGAGCCGCTGGGCCGGCGTCTGCTCCGTGCGGTCACGGTTGAGGTAGGCGAGGTAATGCGCGGGGGACCGCAGCAGTTCCTTCGCGCCGCTCTGCGAAAGACCGGGATTGTTGAGGTAGGCGTCGTCGGGGATCGTGTTGCTCATAGGATGTTATTTTTTGGATTTGTAATCGATGAGGACCATCGTGAGGGTCGTCAGGAGGATGTTGAGGATGATGAGGAGTTTGGTTTCGTCCATGTTAGTTCTTGGTGAGGTTGCGGTAGTTGGCGACAGACTCGACGCTGACGATGCTGCGGAGGTAGGCGACCTCCTTCATCAGGTCGACGTTCTGCTCGCGCAGGTCGTTCAGCTCAAGGCGGACCTCGAAACAGTTCTGGCTCATCTGGTGGACGATCTGGGTCAACGCCTTCACCTGCTCTTCCGGCGAGCGGTCTGGCAGGGGCTTGAATTCGTGGACGATTTCTTCGTTGGGGTGGCTCATAGGGAAAGGTGCGAGTCGACGGCGGTGAGGAACGGACCAGGCTTCTTGCAGAGGGTGTCGGCCAAGTCCTGCGAGATGTCTGCCCAGCCCTGCTCGGGAGTCAAGTGGCCGACCTGCCGTAGCACGGCGACGGCGGCGTCCCGCTTGGCTTCAGGGACGAGTTCGTCGAGGGTGAGGGTATTCTGTCGGGCAAAGGGCTTGGAGGGCGTGGCGTCGAGTTCTTCGACGGTGTAGGTGCCAAAGCAGCACTCCGGGGCGATGAGGCGGACGCCCTCGCTGATCGCACGGGCGGTCAGCATCCGACGGGGCCACTTCTTCCAGTTGTCCTTGAGTTTGCCGTCCTTGCCTAGGGCGGTGCCGTTGCCGACGTACTCCTTCATGTCGGCGACGATATCGGCGGACGACGTCCCCTTGCGGAAGGTGGCCTTCACCTTCTCGTCGGATCGCTCGGTCCAGACGACGGTGCCGCCGGCCTGCTGGAACTTGGCCAGCAAGGCGTCGGAGCGGATGGCGAGCTGCCCTTGGATGAAGTGGTAAGTCCGCGCCAGTTCCAGCGGGGACTTCTTTTCGACCATGCATTGCATGGCCAAGATTTCGCCCTGCTCGGGCTTATCCAGGCCGAAGATGCCGGACTTGAAGATGGCCAAGCCAAGGGTCTTGATTGCCGACATGGGGTCGGAGATGCGGTCGTAGACGCCGGAGACGGCGAGGTCGTGCGCGGGCTGCGTCACGGGGACTAGTTCATTGTTTTCCATGTTATTTTTCTTCGACGATGAAGGTTCCATTGATGGCGACGAACTTCTCGTTTTTGTCGATGAAGTCGATGCCAGTTCCGTCAGCCCTGTAGGTGCTGTTGATATCCCAAGAGCGGATCGGCTTCCCGCTGGAATCGAATAAGGTCACCTTGCGCTCCAGTCCGCTGACCCTTGAGGTGATGCCCTTGAGCGTCTGCCTGGTGCTATTCATGGTAGACCAAAGGCCAATGCAGGCGACGGCACAGACGATTGCAAGAATGACGAAGGTTCTGTCTTTCATATCAGGCAGCGGCCTTGGCGGCGGCGAGGAGTTTGCGGCTGGATACCCGGCGGAGGACACCGTCCAGCATCATGTTATAGGACACCTTCGTGTTGACGACGTAGGGCTTGAGCCGACGCGCCACGGTGCCGTCCGAAAGGACGACGTACTCGGTGTCAGGGATGGAGGCCAGCAGGCGAGCTGGCGGGGTCTTGATTAGTTTCGTGATCATGGGAGGAGAAGTCAGAGGTTGAATTGCTGCGCGTGAGAGAGCAAGCAAAAAGCGTCAGCAGTTTTGAGCGTGATTTTTTCCACGCTGGGGAAGCGACGCTGGGCCTCCCGCTTCAACACGTTCTTCCATTCCGTCGTCGAGTGACCGCCGCCCTTCTTCGTGCCGACGCCCATGGTCTTCTGCCACTCCTGCGGCGTCACCAGCACGACCTTGAATCCGCGCCCCTGCCACAAGCCGACGATCCAGCCGTAGGAGTAGCCAAGCTTAAACGACGCCGACGCCGGGATAGGGCCGACGAACGCCGGCACCTTCTCGATGACCACCGTCGTGTTGATAGGGGGACACAGTTCGACGAGGTCGTCGTTATCGCCCATCATAATCAAGCCTTCGCCGTATTGAAGTACCCAGCCGCCGTTCGCACCGGGGTCGATGCATAGGTAGGACTTCATGCGACGGGGAAGTAGCAGATTGCGTGAAGGGTGATCATGCGAAACTTGTCGCTCTTCTTGTGCCACATCTCGTCTACGGCTTCGACGATGTAGCTCTCATTCTCATGGCACAGCGTCGAGCCGATGCCCATCTTGCGGATGGACTTCATCGACTCCTTGCGGACTATGCACTCGACCTCCAAAAGAAGCGCGTCGGGGGGCGTGAACTCGAAAGGAAAGAGTGCCTTCCAGATGTTCTCATTGTCATGGTTGGGGTCGGCAACCCTTGTGACCGCTTTGATGGTTTTGACGGTCAACGGGATGACCGTATGGTCGGAAAGAATCAGGTTCATGCTTCTCGGGTGTTAAGGATGGTGGTCTTGATGGTCACTTGCCGAAAGCCGCAAGCAAAAGGGCCAGGCATATATTCTTCGACAGAATTCACTTTGCATTCGGATATCAGTTCTTGGCCGAGCATAGGGCGAGCAGTATGAATCATAGCGTAACCACGGGCGTCTGCTTCGTAGGTGATCCCGATTGTCTTACGATGCTTGTAGTTGATGACGTCAGAAGGTTCGGGAAGTTTGCTGTCAGCATTCTGATATGCAGTCACGGTCAACGTGGTGACCCTGTCGTCCATTCGTAGGTGGTTCATAGGTTTGCAAGTTTGCGAGCCAGTTCCATTCCAGCTCTTTGTTCGACGCCGTAACAGACGGTCAAACATTCGACCTGTTTCTCAAGTTCATGGACTCGGTTTAAAAGGTCGACAACGTCGCCTGGTAAATAATTGACACGCTTTTTCAATAGGTCGTCCCAAATGATTAGGCATCCATGTTCATTCAGTTGAAATTCGTATCGGTTTTTCATTTGGTCAGTTCCCGGTAGATGTTGCCCACCCGCTCCGCCGCTTCGGCCTTCGCCTTCGGCGCGGTGACCAGACTATGCCCTACCGCCTTTGCTCCGCTGAAGCCCATGCTGAAGGCCAGATAGATTTGCTCCGGCGTCGGCTTCACGATGCCGTCGTCGACGAGCCGCTCCCGGCACCACGTCACATAGGCCAAGGCGATGTTCCGCTGGTTCTCGGGCACCCGCCATTCCCGCCGGCTAATCTTCGGCAGGCCGTGCCGCTCACGCCATTGGTTCGCCGTAATCCAGGCGGCGACGTGGACCTGCCAAGCCCCCACCGCTTTCGTGCCGTCGCCCACGGCGGCGTAGTTCATGCCGCTCTCGACCGCGCCGATGGCGTTCGTCAGGATAAGCAGCTCGGCCTTCTCACGGGCCTCCGCAGGCATGGCCGCAAGGGTCGCAGCCAGCGTCATCAATAGGGGATTAGTCATACCCCCTAGGGGTAGCCCCCTAAAAAACAAAGGCAACGAAATACTTATACCCCAGGGGGGGGAAATCCTTCCGAAAAATAAAAGGGGTCGCAATATTTTAGGGGGTCGACGTTTTCAGATCATGCACGTCGGCCATGCGTAGCCGGCGTTATTATCGCCAATAGACGTCCGCTTTAATTGGCAAATGTGCTATTAAAGCCAATCGACCAATGCGTGTCGACGTGTCGGCGGCGCGGAGATTATGGCCTATTAATCCCCGCAAAAATGCATAGGAAAATCCCAGAAAAATCGGGGTTGCACCCCCTCAAAATGAATTTTTTATGGGGAATTTGAAAATTTTCGGTTTTCTGGGGGGGGGTCAGTCTGAGTCCGACCTGGCGACCCCTAGGATTTTGAAAATTTGAATCCTGTAATCCTGAGTCAGGTTATCAGGATTAGCCAATCTTAGGTCGGCGACCTAGGTTTAAAGGTGGGGCAAAGGTGGGGCTTTAAATGAGCGGCGCGGCGGCGGTTGCCGCCCTTCCGGGGAGGCACGGTGCCGGCGGCAAGCCGGCAAAAGGGGTTTGACCGTGCCGGCGGCAAGGCCGGCAACGGGGCAAGGGAAGGGAAAGCCCCGCAAGCGGCGGCAAAGGGCGGCACGGGGCAAGGTAAGCCGGCGGACGGGGCTTGCCGCGCATGGATCACAAGCGGCGGCAAGGGCGGCGGACGGACGGCAAAGGCGGACGGGGCGGCAAACCTGCCTAGCTTGCCCCAGGCGGGGCGGCACGGGGCGGAAAGGGGAAAGGGGAAGGGCGGACGGCAAGCGGCCATCAGCGGGGCGGCGCGGGGCTTGTGCGGCACGGTTGCACGGCAAAGCATTAGGCAAAAGAAAAACCCCGCTTGCGGCGGGGCTTGTAAGGGCGGGGCTTGTGCCGGCTTTATTCACCGGCGGAGGATTGTAACCTTCCCAAGGTATCGAAAAACCGTGCAAGCCGGTTCACATCTTCCTCCCACAACCGCCGCAAAAGCCGGCGTGCAATCCAACCGGGGCTTTCCTGGCCGCTTGGCTCAGTCAGCCCCGCCGCTTCCGTCCGGCAAACGTCCGCAAGGGCGGCGGCGTGATCACTAGGCAAACCTTCCGCCGTTTTACTATATGCGGTTGCCGCAATTAGTTTCCGCGCAAGCTTGGCCAGGCGGGGCTTGTGGGATGTCCACGGGATGAGAGAATGATTGGCCCGGTAAAGGTAAGCCCTAAAGCAAACCTTGCCGGCCATGTCATGCGAAAGGAAACCGGCAACCGTCCGCCGCTTGCCGGCGGCGGTAACTTGCACGGCGGCGGGGATAGAAAACCAAGTGTCCGCCTGGCCGGTGATTACCGCGCTACGGATTACCCCATCCCGGCAAACAACCGGCAACCGCCGCCCGTGGTAGAATTCAAAGCCGGAAGGATTACGCATGGGAAGCGGCGGTTGCACGGATTACAAAGCCGGACGTGTCGCCCCGTGCTTTGCCTTTCGCTTTTAAGATACCGATGCGGCCTTTGCCGTCCGTTGCCTTTCTATCTAAAAACCGCAAGTCATGGCGGTCGGCGGAAAAGGTGGGACGGGCCTCCGGCAAGCTAGGCAAAGCAAACCTTTGCCCCGGCTTAACCCCATCGGCCACGGCGGCAACGTTAACGCCGGCGGCAAGGGCAATCCCGGCGGCGGCGGCGTTTGTTTCGGAATAAGAAAAGGTGAGGTGATAATTTCGGGGAAGTTCGCCCTTGGCAAAGGCAACGGCACGGCGGAGAGACTTTGAGTAGTCATAAAAAGTCAGGCGGGGGAATTCGGCGAATAGCTCCGGGGCTAACTTTTCCCAGGGCAAGTCGGACGTGCCGTTAAGCCTGACAACCGGCTTTAGTCCGCGCCGCTTGGCCTTGCGGATCAAAGCGGCAATTTCCCCTTTTAGGGCGGCAATAAACGCCTGGCGGTTGTCATGAAGGAAACGTGTCCTCATGACACGGGCGGCGTTGACCGCCTCAAATATGCCGGCGCGTCCGGCGGTAAAGAGACAAGCGGCAAGGCAACCGGCGGACGCATGGGGGCACAAGTTGCCAACCCCGGCAAGCTGGCCCGGTGCAAGGTATAGAATGCCGGTAAGGTATCCGCTTGCGGTTCCCTTATCCGTTTTTGCGTCCGCTTCTACGGAAAGCAAATATGACGGCATATAGAAGGGAAGGGAAGCGGCGGGGTGGATCACCGGCGCGGCGGCGGGGCGTAGGAAAGCAAGCTTGCCGGGGCTTGCGTAGTCGCCCACCTGGCCACGGGGTAAGCCGGGGCTTGTGGGAGGGCATAGGTTTGCCGGCTTCATTTGCTTTCCCCCTTTCCGGCCTTTCGGCGGAGTTGTTCTTCAATCCATGCGTCACCCATGTATTCCATTGCCTCAGTAAATGCCCCGCTGTCTTGCCACCTATTAAAGGCACGGCAAGCGGCGGTCCATTCTTCCGGCGTGGGCGGCACGTTGGACGGCAAGGGGTCTCCGTTATTATCCGTGCCCCAATAGTCATCTAGGTCGGACGGGGTGACGGCAATAAAGGCCACTTCGGATTTGCGGCGGTGCAATTCCATAATGAGATTATGCACCGGCACGTTTTCCAGGTTTGCCGGGGTTGCCGCCGGCACGGGGTTGTTCTTGGGCTTCATGGGTTTTAGGGAAAGGGTTATTTGCGGGGCAAGGTTTCGGCGGCGGCAATAGCAAGGGCGGCGGCAAACTCCGCCCAAATGGAAACATGACAAGCGGCAAGCTCAGGCCCGCCGTCCGCCGTCATGTCGGCAATGTAAGCACGGGCGGCGGGCGCCATGTCTTTTCCGTGGGGCAGGTCTCCGCCCAGGGCGGGCAGGTAATAGGTCGATCCATTGCAAAGCTCAATTTGCAAGGGGTTGTTTATGGGTTGGCTCATGTTAGGGAAAGGCAAAGGGGTTAAGCCTGGGCGGCGGCGGCGGCGGTTTGCTCTAATTCAATTTGATAGGCAATTGATTGGAGTCTACCGGCGGCGGCATAGCCCTCGGTCATGCCATCAAAGGTTTGCCGGAAAGCAAGGGCCGCGCCGTTCAACATGGCCGGGGCGTTTTCCAGCTCATCCAAGGTCAGGCAAGCGGCGACCTGATCCAAGTTGTCTAAAACGCCGGAGACATTCATGCCGCCCATTTTTGCGGACGGCATGACGCATGACGTTTCAGCCAAGCCGTCAGCAATAGCGGCGACCTCGGCAAGGGCGGATTGGAGGGAGGGAGGGAGCGGGGTTTTCATGTTAGGCATGAGACTCGCAAAAGTTTTCAGCGGCGGATTGCGTTTTAAAGATCTCCCATTCACCGGCCGGGGTATATACATACCATAATTCGGTTTCAGGTAGATAAGACGGGACTAATACGGGGTGCTTAGGTTTCATGTTAGGGAAAGAGATTAAAGGGAAAGGAAGGCAACGGCCGTTAACCAGGCGAGAAAAGTCAGGGCGGCGGCGGTCAATGCGTCTTTTAGGTTTTGCATGGGTAGGGAAGGGAAGGGGTTAAGCGGCGGGGCTTGTCAAATTATTTGACGGCGGATTGATCCAAGCCAAGCGGCCTTTGCCTCGGCATGAGCTTGCGAAAGGTAAGCACGGGCGGCGGGCGAAAGCTCATTAAAAGTTTCAATCAATTCTTTCAGGTTAACATTGCCGGCGGCAAAGTCGTTTTCCTTGGCAACGTAAACACGGGCGGCGGCAAGGTTTACGTTTTCAACCGGGCTTTCAATTTCAACCGGCATAGGCGCAACCGATCGGAGGAAAGCGGCAACCCCGGCAAGGGTGCTTTCCGTGCCGGATTGTTGACCGCCGCCGTTATCAGTAGCAAAGCCGGCTTTGAGATTGATCACATATGTGCGGTAACCGAAGTCACTTTCCTGGATAATCTCTTCAACGGCGGGGTGGTTGCGGAGTTGAGCAAGCGTTTTCATGTGTTAGTTAGTGGTTACGGGATAAGACAAAGGCACGGCCGGCGGCACGTCAACGGCAAAAGCAAATAATTTGACATAAAGAAAAGGGCGGGGCTTTTGAGCTGATCACGGACGGACGGCAACCCCAGGCGGGGCGGCATGGGGCAACGTCCGCCGGCGGTTGCGCGGGGCTTCCCTTTATGGGGCCGGCGGGGTTACCCCTTCCCTACCCCGTCCGCCGGCCCTGGGCGGCATGGGCGGGGCGGCATGGGGCCGCGCATGGATCACCGGCGGCACGGCAACGGCATAGGCGGGGCGGCGGCACGTCTTCCCCTACCCCTACCCCACCGGCACGGCAACGGCATAGGCACGGCAACGGGCGGCAACGTCCGCCGGCAACGGCAAACGATCGGCAAGCGGCCCCGCTTAGGCGGCGGCAATGGCCGGCAAGGGCGGCAAGCTCGACAGCGCGGGCGGCAATGTTCAAAGGAAATTGAACGACCGAAAGAAAGGTAAACAAGTCATGATTTCGGAAAGATGACCTGTTTAATCATGTATAACTTACTCATGTATAGACTCCCCACTAAGAAATCTATTCCCCCCTCCGCCAGCGGGGGGGGCGAAGCCCACCCGACCCCGCTAAAAACCCGGGGGTAAACCAACGAAAACCATATGTTTTGCTACTATGTTGGTCTAGGCAACCACAGTAGCAACCACAGTAGCAATACATATAGACAATTCATTTACTTTGTATCTCCCTTTACAGGGAGATTAAACAAAGTAAATAATGGCCAAGCCATTATAGCCTTTACGCCTTTGAGGGCGTAGGCTAAATGTCTGGCCGATGAGCCAACCCTTCCGCCCCTTCCGCCGGCGAGCCACCGCGCCGATCACCCGTCGTCCCGAGTCGCCGTGGGCGAGGGCATGGCGTCTTTCGCCCGAACGGATGCGGCAGCACATCGAGCATCTGAACGAAGCGCGGACGGCCAAGTCGGAGGAAGCCGCCCAGCTCGTCCAGGCGGTCCTGAACCTGATCCCCGATGACCGGGGCTACCGTGCCCACGAACTCCGAGACCTGTTCGCAGCCGAGTGGGGTCGGTGCTACGACGAGCCGCTGACCAAGAAGGACGCCTGGAACAAGATTCGCAAGGCCATGCGTCACGGGATGCTCGGTCGGCATGACAACGGTTTGATATTTCCACGACACGGGTAGCAGATTGACTTGGCCGATGTCGGGCGTAACCATGACGCCGTGGTACGAAACAACGACATAGACGGAGAAGACTTCCGAGCGGCCTGCGAAACCATCGTGGAGGACGCCAAGCACCTGCGACGCATCGGGGCATTGAACATCATCCGGGCCGCGCACATCTCCGAACATGGCGGCGACCAAGAGGTGTCCCAACTCCTCATCTCCGAGGCGGCGGTCATGTTATCGGTGGCCAGCCAGATAGAGGACTTGCTCTGTCCTCCCAGCGAAGATGCCAATCTATGACGAATACCAAAGGTTCTGGAAACGCCTGTCCAAAATGGAACGGGCGACGCTGGCGGCGTCTGGATTCAATCCTAGCAACCCCGATGACGCCGGGGTGCCTCACGCTCACCGTTACTTCGGCGGAGAACCCGTGTCGGACCACGAAGACGAAACGAGGAGCGAAGGGTACGACATCAACCAGTTGCAAGCGGTGCAATGGCAGATGCGCGAAAGGACGTACACGGAAATGAGCGACCGTATGTTCACGGAGGAGATGGTGCTGGACATCCTCCGCAAGGTGATCGCCGTCATCGACCTTTCGACCCACGCCGAAGTCCGGCTGCACGGGACGTGCATCAAGCTCGCCCTCGGGATGCCCGACCAGCCGACCATGACGGCTTTGGCCAATCAGCACAAACTTACCCGCGCCGCCATCTCCGCCCGGGTGAAGACCATCCAGCGGAACCTCAGCCTGCCGCCGTCGATGTACATGAAGTCTGAAGCGGCGTGTAAGAAACTTTCCGTGGCGCGTAGGAAGAAACTCCGATGAGCGACAAGGTTCGACCCATCGACCTAGCCGGACGCTTCGGAGTCACCAAGCAGGCGATCAACAAGTTTATCACGCAGGGGATGCCGATTGACTCAGTAGAGTCTGCGGAAGCCTGGTACATGGCCCGAGGTGCCGGACGCATGGGTTCATCCGTTCGCCCAGACAAGGACTTCACCGAGACCGTCGAGCGTCAGCGCGAACTGAAGGCTCTGGCGTATCAGCAGTACCTTGACGACCTCGGCAGTAACTCGCCCGACGCCAGCAAGTCCTATGCGACCTACGACAAGTTGGTGAAGACCTTGGTGACGCTGGAGAAGGAACTCCAGGCTCGGCAGATCGCCAGCCGGGAGTACATCCGCACCCAGACCGCCATTGAAAGGTTCGGGCGAGTGTTCGCGCAAGTGCGTGAAGAGGTTACGCAACTCGGCACGAAACTGGCGTCGAGGGTAAACCCCGACAATCCGGGCCGTGCGATGAAGGCCATCGACGACGAGGTGAAGAAGATGCTTGAGCGTCTATCAGCAGCCGCCGGCTACGCCGAGCAGGCCGTGGTCAAGGAAGTCGACCCAGAAGAACCCATCGAGGTCGAAGACGAGGATTCCGTCGACGAAGTCGAATGATCATCGACCCGAAGACAGTCGATACTTTCGAGGCTCACATCCGTGCGATGATGACGCCCGACCCTGAGGGAGATATCGTCGCTTGGCTGGAAGCCAACGTGCGCGAAGTACCCGGCTCGCCGCAGCCCGGTCCGTTCCGAGTCGAGTCCACGCCGTTCCTCGCTCCCATCCTCCGCGCCTTGAGCGACCCGGAGATCACCACGGTCGTCGTCTTGGGTGCCGTCCAGATGGGCAAGTCGTCCCTGCTGGAACTTTGGTCCACCTTCATCCCTGCCCGTTCGCCTGGGCCTACGCTGCTCTTGCAGGACGTCGACGACAACGCACAGGACTGGCAGAAGGACCGCCTTCGTCCGATGTGGGAAGCCACGCCGGCGACGCTGGCCAAGATGGAAGACTCCGAACGCAACCAATGGAAGAAGACCCGTTTCGAGCGTAACACCGTCTGGGTGCTGGGTGCGAATAACAAGAAGAACCTTCAGCGTCGTTCCATCCGATTCCTCGGCGGTGACGAAGTCTGGCTCTGGCCCAAGGGTCACCTGAACGAAGCCTTGGCGCGTCGCACGGCTTTCATCTGGCAGGGCAAGTCGCTGCTCGTCTCGCAGGGCGGCGTCGAAGGCGACGACATCACCGACCTCTGGAACCAGTCCGACCGCCGGGAGTGGACTTTCAAGTGTACGCAATGCGGAACCCGCCAAGCATGGGAGTGGGAGCAGTTGATCTATCCCGAGGACGCACGGGAGCCGAACGGTTGGAACTTGGACAAGGTCAAGGCCGGCTGCACCTACGAGTGCAAGTCGTGCAAGCACCGCTACCGTGATTCGTTTGAAGTCCGCGCCGAGCTGAACCTGACCGGCGAGTACATCCCCATGAATCAGAACGCTCCCAAGGGCGTCGTCGGATTCCATTGGAATTCCCTCTGCGCTCAATGGGGCTTAGACTGGGGCAAACTGGCGGAGATGGCCATCCGAGCAAAGCAGGCTTTCGAGGAACACGGTGACGATGTCGCCCGTCGTGAATTCAAGCAGAAGCGGCTGGCCCTGAGTTGGTCTGACGATCCCGATGACGGCGGAGGCGAAGTCATGCCGCAGGGCTACAAGATGCTCGACCAATGGGACGACGAAGCGTTCATGGTCGATAGCAAGCTCGCCGAACCGCCCTTCAAGGACGAGTACAAAAAGGCCAAGCAGTTCGCCCGACTCCGCTTCATGGGCGTCGACGTGCAGCGCAAGGGCTTCTACTGGATCGTCCGGGCGTGGGCCTTGGACGGAAAGTCACGCATGGTGCAATGGGGATACTGCGACACCGAGGAGGAACTGCGGGAAGCCCAGAAACGCCTGGAGGTCTCCGACTTCTTCGTCTTCGTCGACTCGGGTGACGGACCGAATACCGACACCGTCTACCGTATGTGTGCGAAGTACGCCTGGAACGCCACGAAGGGGTCCGGCCAGAACGAGTTCCCTTGGCGTATCCAGACGCCCTACGGCATCAAGGTGGCCTATCGACCCTACGCCCGAGCCAAGGTGATCCAAGTCGGCCAGACGTCCTGCAAGTTGTACCTGTTCTCCAACCTTTACTTCAAGGACTCCATCTCCCGACTTCGCCGCGCTGGCCATCACACCTACCCCGAAGACGCCGGCGACGAGTACCGCAAGCAGATGCAGTCGGAACACCGCACCAGGCAGGCGAACGGGCAAGCCATCTGGCTTCCCATCGGCGAACGGGCAAACCACCTTTGGGACGTCGAGGTCATTGGCATGGTACCCGCCCTGATGGCCAAGCTCATCGGGCGCGGCAAGAACCGCCACGGCAAGCCCGAGGACCGTAAGCCTGACGAAAAGCAGACCGAGGAAGAAACCGCTTGACGCCACGACCCCTGATGGCATCTTACATCCCAAGCCGGCTGGCTCGACATACATACCACGGGTGGCTCTTGTGGATCGTTCATGGGGTGGGGTCAGCCGGCCCTTTTACACGGGGCTAAACGCAAATGGCACGACCCCAAGGTATCTTCCTTATTTTCGACATTTGCGACATTCTTGAGATTGTCGCCAAGGCGAAGGAACTCCTGAAGCAGGGTAAGACCATGATGGAATACTCCGATTCCGGCACGAATGTCGTGAAGGAGTTCCCGATGGATATCTCCACCGTCTTGGTGGAATGCCGCTACGCGCTGATGGTCAAAGACCCCCAGACCTACGGCTCCATCGACCGTGTCCGGGTCATCAATATGCTCAATAATTTCCGAGGACTCTGATGCGACCCAAAAAGCCGAGCAAGCCTGCTATCCCGCAGGCCAAGAAACCCAAGATGCCTAAGCGAGCCGATATGACGGTCCCGCAGAAGCAGGCGTCTGGCGGAGGCTCTGGCCCGGGCATCTTCTCCAATTTCGAGTCGGCGAAATTCAGCAACAAGCGTTCATGGATTTGGTCGTCTTGGCCGCAGGACTTCAAGAAGACCATGACGGTCTTCGACCGCATGGAGACCACGCGCAAGATGCGCTGGCTGGAGTTGAACGCCGGCCTGATCCGTCAGGTGCTGTCGGACATGGCCCTCTACACGGTCGGGGCTGGCATCAAGCCCCAGTCCCAGTCGGGCGACGAGATGTGGGACGACGCCGCCGAAATGTACTTCAAGCAATGGGCATCCCGTTCCTGCGACATCACGGGCCGATTCTCGTTCTTTGAACTCCAGCACATCTGCTGCCGCCTGATGGACCGAGACGGCGAGTGCTTCATCATCAAGACCCGTGGACCAGGCGGCGAACCCCGCCTTCAGGTCATCGAAAGCCACCGTGTCGGCAACTCGTCCAATAACGAAGTGCCTCCGGGCATGGTGGACGGCATCCTATTTGGTCCTTACGGCCAGCCCATTTCCTACAACGTCATCCGTTCGGACGGCTCCAGCCGCCTGGTGCCGGCCAACGCCGTGATGCACCTCTACGAACCCGAGCTGGCCTCGGGTGCGCGAGCCTACAGCCCCCTCCAGCACTCGATCAATAATCTGGTCGATATGCTGGAAATCCTGTCCCTCGAAAAACTCGCAGTAAAAACGGGGGGTGATATCACTCGCACGATCACCCGTGAAAATCCGAATTTCGACGGCACTCAGTCCGACTTTGAAGCCTTCGGCATGAAGCCGCAGGACTACGGCGACGGAATGACCGACCCGAGCGAGGCTTCGACCTTCCTCGGCGGCAAGGTGCTGGCCCTAGCCCCCGGCGAACGCCTGGAGTCCTTTGAGTCGAACCGCCCGAACAAGACCTTCGACGGATTCATCGAACACCTTGAGCGTGACTCCCTCGCAGGAATGCTCCCCTACGAATTCAGCGCGAACCCGACCAAGGCCGGCGGCGCGGTCATGCGTTTCGTGGTGGCCAAGGCCGACCGCAAATTCTCTCACCGTCAGCAGGTGATGATCCAGCGTTTCCTTACCCCCGTCTGGGGCTACATCATCGGCTGTGCCATCAAGGACGGCTTCCTCCGTTCGACCGAGTATTGGACTAACGTCACTTGGACGACTCCCCGCCGTGTCACCGTCGACGCCGGTCGTGACGCGCAGCAGAACCGCATGGACATCGAGTCCGGCCTCAAGAGCCTTACGGACAACTACCTTGAAGAGGGTAGCGACCCCAAGGAAAAGATGCGCGAGAACGCCGCCGAGAAGCGGTACCTGCTCGACCTCGCCAAGGAATTCGATGTGCCGCTGTCGATGCTCTACAAGCCGCAGAACGTCGCACCCTCCGATATCAACGCCTCCGTCGCCGACGACGAGCCTGACAAGATGGACGATGGCGACAAGATCGTCGAAGACGACGTCGACCCGGACGACGAAAAAACCTTCAACAAATAATCCATGTATTCCCTTTCTAACGCTTTCAAGACCTTCTCGCCGATGCTCATCGAGCCGGCGAAGGCCAAGGCATACCTTGAGAAGGTGGCCAGCCTGTCCCCTGCCGACCTGAAGGCTGGCGACGACCTTGAGGACATGATGGAGATGCTCTTCGGCCCGAAGCCGATGATGGTGAAGAGCGGCGACTTGGCCATCATCCCCGTCAAGGGCGTGATTGGCTCCGGCCTCACCGAGCTGGAAAAGATGATGGGTGCCACGGACATCGAAGACATCCAAGAGATGCTGGAAGACGCCGAGCGTGACCCGGGCGTCGAGACCATCATCTTAGACTTCGACACGCCTGGTGGCACCGTCACCGGCGTCCCCGAGATGGCTGCTCGCATCCGCGCCTGCAAGAAGCGGACCATCGGCTGGACCTGCAAGCAGTCCTGCTCCGCCGGGATGTGGCTGATGAGCCAATGCGACGAGGTCTTCGTGTCCCCGTCTTCCGTCGTCGGCTCCATCGGTGTCTACATCCCGATTTACGACATGAAGGCCGCTTACGCCGAGGAAGGCATCACCGTCGACCTGATCAAGGCCGGCTGGGCCAAGGGTGCTGGCTACACGGGTACGTCGATGACCCCCGAGCAGCGTAAACTCTTCCAAGACGACGTCGACGAGATGCACAAGTGGTTCATCATGGACATCAAGGCCGTCCGTACCTACGCCGACGAAGCCGATATGCAGGGTCAATGCTGGTCCGGCAAAAAGGGCGCGGAGAAGAGCCTGGTCTCCGGCCTGATGAACACCTTCGACGACCTCCTCATGGCCATCGACCCCGAGGAGTACGCCATTTACGAACGCGCCGAAAAGCAGGTGCCTTCCACCGGCCCCGCCGGCTACGCCAAGGCTGCTGACGTCTCGCCCGAGCAGGGTGACGACAAAGACGGCGTCCCCCCGATCTCCGACGACAAGAAGAAGAAAAAGAAGAAAAAGAAGAAGCCCGACGGCACGGACTCGGATGAGGATGAAGACGAGGACGAAGCCGACATTCCCGATGACGGATGCCCCCCCGTGGACACCGACTGCAAGCCCAAGGCTTGACACTTGGCTAAATCCAAGATGACGCTCGAAGAACGCCTTAACTCGCTGAAGGAAGCTTTCACCGGCAAGACCGCTGAGGTCGAAGCCAAGGCCAGCGAAGTTGCCTCCCTGTCCGCCAAGGTCGATGACCTGACGGCTGCGATGTCCGCTAAGGACGCCTCGCTCGCCGAGTTCGCCGCCAAGGTCGATGACCTGACCGCCAAGCTCGCCGCCGCTGATGAAATCCGCGCCAAGGCCGAAGCCCAGGCGAAGGAAATCACCGCCTCGCAGGAAACCGCCGGCAAGAAGGCCGCTGCAATCGCCGCCTCCGTCGGCGTCACCCCCCTTGAAGTCACCCCCGCCGAAGTCGCCGCTACCTCCAAGAGCGACGAGGATATCTCCGCCGAGTGGGTGGCCCTCAAACAGAAGGACGGCAAAGCCGCCTCTGATTTCTACAGCAAGAACCGTCCGGCCATCCTCCGCGCCGCCGGCCTTCGCTGATCCTTTCCCTCTCCAACCCAACCTAACTCCCTACTATGTCTAACAGCATTGGTGGATTGACCCTCCAGCTCGTCGCCGAAGAGTCCCTCCGCACCCTCGTCCCCGAACTCGTTCCCCTGACGGAAATCGCCGTCACCGACTTCGGCAACTACGTCGCCGAGCGCGGCACCACGGTTCACACCCGTTACGCCGACGCCTTCACGGCCACGACCTTCAACCCGGCTAACGGATTCGTCCCTGCTTCTGCCACCTCGACCGATGTCCCCGTGACCATCGCCGACCTGAAGTATGTCGACGTCGCCTTCACCGACTACGAAGCGTCCACCCTCAGCCTGGAACGCCTCCGTCGCCTCTTCTTCGCTCCGATCGCCAACGCCGTCCAGAAGTCCCTCTTCGACGAAGTCCTCTCCAAGGTGACCGCCGCTAACTTCGCCTCCGAAGCCTACTCGGGTGCTACCTCTGGTTTCAACCGCATCGCCGTTGCGAACGCCGCCAAGAACCTGACCAAGGCTAACCTGCCTCACATCGGTCGTAAGTTGCTCCTTAGCCCTGACGCTATGGGCCAGCTCGTTCAGGATGCCTCCGTCGCCCAGACGTTCTCCTACGGCAACAGCGATGTCATCCAGAACAACTCGATCAGCAAGAACCTCCACGGTTTCAGCGTCTCCGAGTACAACGGTTTCCCGACCTCCGGCACCGCCTTCACCGAAGGTCTCAACGGCGTCGCCTCCTGCAAGGAAGGTCTCGTCATCGTGACCCGTGTTCCTGCTACCCCGACCACCGGCGGTGGCGAACAGATGGTCGTTCAGGACCCGGACAGCAAGTTCTCCTTCGCTCTCCGCTACTGGTACAACTGGCAGGCCGGTCAGCACAATATGTCTGCCCTCTGGCTCGTCGGTTCGGCTGTCGGTAACCCGAACGCCCTCCAGCGTATCAAGTTCAGCTCGTAACCTTTCGGGGGAGTTTAAAATCCCCCAAAGCGACAATGCGAAGCCCTCTCCCCGCGCCACGGGGGGAGGGTTTCTTATTTTGACAATGGGCTAAACCCATGTCGGGAATCACGGACGAATGGGCTGTAGACGCCTCGGAAATCCTTTCCGAGATCCCTAAGGCCGTGACCGTTAAAAACGTCCCAGGCGGGACGCCAGTACCCTTAAACGCGCTGATGTCGCAGCCGGCCATCATGCAGGACTTGGAAACGGGGGGCTTTATGAACCAGACCTCGTTCGACATGAAGTTCCTGCGGACGGACGCCGCCGCCCACCCGGGTCTGATCGCCTTCGGGAATGTGGTGGCCTATGGGGGTCAGGAGTTCCGCATTATGACCGTGACGGACCGCACCCCCTCCGCCTGGGTCATCGTCAAAGTCCAGACCAAGGTCCAGTAAT